TGGTGCAGTATGCCATCGATAAGCACATCAGGCTCCTTCAAGTTATCGGTCAGTAATTCACTATACGTTTTAATCGGTGGCCATTGGTCAACCGAAGGCTTCAGCCCTAATGCTACAGCAGGCTCGATCATATTATTTCCCCTCCTTGCAGAACCAAAGCAGGCTCTGCGTTTTCTCTTCCCTCATTGCTCCAGCAACCCTCACAGGTTGGCTGGGTTTAAATGTCGCTGGATCGCACCCCATCGGAACGAGGAACGCTTTCAATTGTTTCTCCCATTCTGGATTAGGCATCGGATCAAACCATCCATGCAGACTCTTGCCTGCCGTGTCGATCACAGCGTAAAGCCTCATCTTGAATAAATCGCGCATAAGCTGGAACACCGCGCCGATCTCAGCCTTCGACAACTCATCACTCTCGACGACAAGGAATCTTCTCACCTCAACGTTCTCGTTCGCCCTGCTGATCGTTCCAACCTTGAATGCTGATCCAGTAATGAACTGACCCACTGGCTCGCTCATCTCCAACCATTCAGATGCAGCGCGGAAGTTTTGCGGATGATTACCACTATCCTTGACCGCACCGATCCAAACAATGTCGTCAGGCTTAAACAACGACAATAAAGTTTTGTACTGATCGGATGGTGCGTCACCGATACGAACAGGAGATTGCTCGAACATATCGGCTGGGTCCCATTTATAATGTGCCAGATACCTTGCCCTGTTGGATTGTGCGATCACTCCAATTCGCTGGATTATATCACTCTCAACATCGCGTTCGATTACGAGTTTCATTGGGTTAGTTCCACTCGTCGACATTGGTGCAAGCATCGGCCTGTAGAGCGGATCGTTTAGGATTAGCTTTCGCAGCTTATAGTTTGCCTCACCGCGAACTGCCTGACAGCTGGTGTGCCAACAGAAGATCGTTGGGACTGAGTCAACGAATACAGTTGTGTCCCTGACTCGCGTATTGCTGGTGTGGAAGTGTTCTCCTGGGCATCGGCACAATCCGTGATTCTCCGACTGCCATTCTACCTTACCGACTACCGATTCTGCTTTTTGTTGTGGTGTGATCATTTCGGCATTGTCCTAATAAAAAATCAAAGTGCAACAATATTCTTTTAAATCATCCCCTTTGTTTCATGTGAGCCACAACAGACCTCAGTCGCAGGCTCTCCCTGCGCACCATGCGGGGATTGATTAATCCTTCTCGTCCTCCATCGCCTTCTTCGCTTTCTCCACGATCATCTCAGCCGTGATGTTGCGAAGAGCGTTGCACCAGTACTGCGTGCCTTTGGTCTTATTGCTTGCGTCCTTGCATTTAGCCTGCGGTAGCGCGCCGTGTGGCCTGCATGGAGCATGCGGACAAACTTCAGGAGCAAACACTGGATAGGACTTTTGATAATACTTGCAACGATCCATTGGGTCGTATGATCCCCATAGGGATATGCACGCCGTATCCAAACCAGCTGCCATGTGGTTCACGCTGCTGTCAGGTGCGACAACGAAGTCAGCACCATTCACAATTGGGAATAACGTGCGAACATTTGCAGTAGAGTTAAACAAATCATATATGCGCGGATGCTGGATGTTAAAGTCAATTGACCTGTCCAGCCCTATGATGACCGCATGATGTTTCGGAAACTCTTCCAGCAACGCCTGCACCGCCAACTTACCTAGCTGCGGTGGATAGGTGCGGGTCGGACCAGATGACGAAACGTGATAGACAAAGTAAGGATTAGGCAAAGGCCAGCGTCCACTCTTCACCAGCTCCTCATGGTCAGGCTGAACAACGTATAGGTGCGGACGTTTGTACTTAGGATCAACAAGCTTAACATCTCCAGCCCTTCCAGTGATATCAGCAACAATCCCCTCTGCACCCATCCAGTTATAAATCCTATCGTAATGGCAACCAGGCCCAGTTCCTAGCTCGGTTCCGCCAACCTTGCCTGAGAACAAATCATCTAGCACAACATGCGCATCGTATGAATCCCATGCCTCCTCGGTGGGTGGTAGTGGATATACATTCGCACCCAAACCAGCGAACAACGCCATGTTTCGAGCAGGACAGTAAATGTCCACGCTCCCCCCAGAGGTGTCTACCAAGTAGCGAACAATTCCAGTCGCCATGATTGCGTCGCCAATTGCACCAGCTCGGTATAAGGCAGTCGACCCACCCTCGGACCTTCCAGGGTAGTAAGGCTTGATCTTGTGCGGAACAGGGATCGCCTCATTGAATGGAGGGTTGGTCAGCTCGTCAGGTAATATGTAGCTACAACGTGGCCACAGTTTATTATCGTCCACAACGTGGACCGCTGGTGAATTGTTTTTCCATAGTTTCATTTTGATATTTCCTCCCAAATAAAGAACACAGCAAGAATCGCTGTGACTACTGTGATAACCGCAATGGCGACAAGAAGCTTTCCTATTGCCAATCCTGCTCCGACAATGATCCAATCGTATAGCGCGCTCATTTGGCCTGCCTTTCTATTTTGTGCATGAAGATCGGAGTCTGCTCACCCACATACGCTCCTGCAATATTAAAATCATAGTGTTCCAATGCTTCCGCATAATCCATGCCCTGCTTCATAAGAATTTCAATGATTGCATCCGCATCGTAAATTGCACATAGGTCACCGCCAAATGCACAACCCACACCTACAATTGCATCATCGAACCCATCGGCAAACAACATGGTCTGAGCGTCATACTGCTCAAGGATCTCTTCTCGTATGCTCATACGCTTTGCATCTGGTATGCGTGGTCAACCAGCTCCCTAACGCAATTGAAGTATTCCTCCTCGGAAGTTCCATAACAATGTATCTCGCTAGTAAAACCTGCAGCCGATAGGGATAGCTTCCATCTATTCCCTTTCTCATCCCACTCCTTCTTCACCTGCATTGCCAACTCATCCTTTGTTTTCATCTTCAATAATCTCCTTTGCTATCAGGGCAGCAGCATCCACCATGGTTATGATCTGAATCATATCTATGGCATGGCCATGGCTCACGCGATCCCTCTCAACTGCCAGCTTTCCGCGAGCAATGAGAAGGATATCGCGCGACCACTGGAGGCGTGATTTTGCCTCTTCAGTCATTACATTCCAGACTTGGATTTGAACTTGCGTGGCTTGCTTTTACCAGCAGCCGACAAGGCAATGGCAATCATCTGATTGCGGGACCGAGGTACTCCACCAGCACCGCGAGCCTTACCCTTCTTCTTGTTGTCCATCGCCAATTCATGCATGTTCTTTGATACGTCTTTACCTAATGGCATGTTTTAGTTTCCTTTCTGTTTATGGTTTACCGACGAAGACTGCTTCCGATAAATAGGACGCATACTGCCTGCCATCATTCCCAATATAATACAACGCGCTCGTTTCATGTGTATCATCAATACAGGCGAACCAATCACCAGGAGCAACATTGTGTCCGTCAATTGTGATGTGCTGATTTTCATTAAGGCTCATAGTGTGGGATTGGTGGCTTATTCGGTTTAATACAGAATGATGGATTCTCGCATCTCCTACAATCCTTAATGTCAAAATCCAGGATGTCACCACAATTCAGCATGACAGTAAATATTTTGTTGTGATCCATTCCGTAGTCTGTAACAAGGAATGCCAACCCCTCTCCCTTGGGGGTCATCACCCACATCTCTGGATTCAACTGGAGCATCATCAAAACCTCTTAAAGTCAGCAATTGGAATCTCAACGCATGGCTCATTATCCCTTGGGTCACCGCTGTTCCTTGACATGTAGAATATTGGTAGCTTGCTGTCATCCTTGATCTCGTAATAGCCAATGGCATCTGCCCACTCGATGACATAGAACGTAGGCGCGAATGCAGCGTATAACTTTAGGGATATATACTTCTGGAGTGATAGGCATCGCGTTGGGAATCTGCCAATCTCATAGCTAGTTTTCCTAGCATCAACGAATGCGTACTTATATCCCTTTAGTAACATTGCATCGAATGGATATGCTTTTGGCATATACTTAACCTTGCTGCCACAATGATGGGCAAATGCCTCTACGATACGCTTCTCGTTGGCGATGTCCGCATCGCTCTCATGCATACCGCTGGAACCTCTCATCTCCAAGCAGGACCAGTATGCCAAGCTACCAATACCCAGCGCGTACCCCAGATAGGAGCGCGCGCGCGATGCTCAATATACGATGGGAACCAACATCCAGCCCCTTGCTCTTTTGCAAATTTCCAATTATCAACCTCAGCCTTAACTTGCAACCCACCTCCAATATATTCATTCGGAGAGGATAAATTTACAACACTTGTAATTTTCCGATCCGATCCTGAATAGCAGTCAAAGTGCCAAGAAAATTTTTGTAGTGGTGAATATTTCAGAATCTGCAACTGCTGCATGCCAGTCACATCAAACCTCCAGTACTCTTTGTTAATCGCCCCTGTGATCTCGGTCATAATCGAATAAAGCCACTTGTAGTGCTGCGACATCGGAATCCAGCAAGACGAGCAAGTTCGCGTAAATGATATCTTATTTCCACCATCCTTCTTCATCACAGTCGCTCGTTTCATGCCGATTACCTCGGCATCCATGCGAATCATCTCGCACTGACCAGGGGTCAGAACATACCGATCCACTGATGCAGTTAAAACTTTCTGCGTGAAATTTTCATTCATAATATGTGTTCCTTTAGGTATTCAATTAACTTGGTAACAATAAAGACTCCAGCGCATACGATGGATACCATGACGCAAAATAAAAATGCCAGCCAAGTCAGAATCCAAATCATTTCTGCAATTGTCTCAAGCAATCCCATAATTCTCCTCGCTCATTCTTCGAAGTAGAGTTTTGTTGTCAATCCTTATCCCAGCAGCCCTGCACCACCATCCGACAGTTCCATTCTTAAAGTCTCGCAACAATCGTTTTATCTCGGAAGTATTCCGATACTCCCATGCATCGTTAATCGTCTTGTGCTTGGCTCCAGGTGCAAGCTTCATGCCCATAACAATCCCCCTTCTCCTGAGCATTCGCAGATCGCGGATAGCCTGTATCGCAACCTCGCCTGCCAACTGTTGTAGCCTTTCGTCATAGTCGCCTTTGGTGAATTGAGTTGAAATCATCGACGCTTCTTCTTCTTGCGAGTTGAGGCAACCCAATGCGCGTATGTGTTCCAAAGTAAGGCAGCAGCCTGTGCCTCGTCTTTAGTTTCAAATATATCTTCCAACGGAGGCAGACCACCTGGAGGAACAGCACCATGCAGGCGCGGACCAATCACGTTGCCTGCTAGAGTGTGAATCCTCCAGCGTCCGCATTCTGGAACAACCTTGACGAAGGTCATCGCCCAGCCTCTTTTAACTTTGCATCGTCGGACTTAACCAGCTCAATCAGCTTGTCCATATCAGCCGACTGCCCAGCGTAATGTATGATGTAGGCATCCTTGTACCTATCCAATCCAAAGTGCGCTTCGACGCTTGTCATACAGTTGTAGGCTGGATCAAGCGGAGTCAACTCCATTCCCCATATATGAGCCTGTACGTTCATCCATGTCTGCTCTCCAAAATGGTTGGGATAACAACCAAACGGAGGGCATGAGAATAAGCCTAGGAACTTATTGCTAGCTACGAATACGCCAGTATTGACGTAGAACCTCGGCGTGATCTTTCCGCCAAATCCTTTGGCCAACTCGACCATTCCGTTCTTCCTATCAAGAAACTCACCCTCATCCAATGCGCAAAAGTAATGCTGACTGCCATCCGAATCAGGATTTCCAATATCCTCGCAGTCGGCTGTAACCAGCACATCTGCGTCTAGGAATGTCACCTGCTCATAACCGCGAGCGAGCATAATGTTTCCAATTGCCAACTTGGAGTATTGAACTGGCTGCGTGACTGGCTTCGTGATCGCCATGAAATCAATTGCGTACTTCTTTGCGTACGCTTCCATCCTTGGCTGCGTTACTTTCAGCAGCTCTTCCCACTTGTCTCCAAATGCCTGAGTGACTAATGCGCGCTTCATTTTTTAATAGCTAATGCCAACGATTTCTTTATCACATATTCAATCACAGCTTCTTTATCTTTCTTTATGAACTTCATTCCAACCCTAAACAATTC